ACAGTCGTTCCGCAAAGTATAAACATCTGTCAATATCTTTGAAGCGTTGGGTTTGATCAATTAAGGTTGCCCCTATGTAAACAGTGAGGATGAACTCAATCATTGGTCCTGCAGCAGCAACAGTTCTAATCTTTGGATAGCCATTTTCATATCTTGAATAGCATCCTTGTCTGCGTGACTAACCTGCATGTTGCTAACAGTTATACTTAGATCGTGAGTTGTTTTTAGGTTCCAACCGGCAAGGCCAATCATAATAGCCATCAAACCCGTAATGATTTGCTTTTCCATCAGTCGCGGTATCCGCCGCCAGCCTTTTTATAAGCTACGGCTAGCATCTGGGCTTTACGTGCAGACCACTGACCGGCTTTTCCGCCTTTGCTGCCAGCTTTAATTTGACTGAAGAGTCTTTTTCTCAGAGCAGGCTTGGTGTAGTTACCTGCTTCATTGACTCTGCTTTTGGGTTTTGTTTTTGCTCTAGGTGCCACTAACGTGTTTCCGAACTACGATATGCACCACGAGGTTGTTGAGTGCGACCACCGTAAGCTTTTTGCGATTTACGGTAATCTGCATAAGCGTCTGCGCTACTAAAGTAATCAGGCAGTTCGATACCCTGATCGGCATACAGCTTTTTTATTGAATCTTTATGGTTATTAAAATAATCTTCGTGCATGTCTCTTGGTGCATCAGAAGGATAAGGTTTTGGCAAACCAGACGTATTCTGTTTTGTTTTTTCTTTTGGTTTTTGTTTCGTACCAAAAGTCTCTTGTCTTTTTCCTACTACACTTTTTAAGTAATCAAGCATCAAAATTCTCCCGCTTTCATAGCGTCTGAAAGTTTAACGGCCCGTGAACCAACCTGACGTGCCCACCGCGAATCCATCATCTCCATTGCGGCAATATCAAACCGACCTTCGTGGATAGCGTTCCACATATTCTTGAACTTGCACAGACGGGGGACACCCATGTTAAAAGCCATGTCCATGAGAATTAGTTGGCGTACAGAGTCTAAGTTTTCTACGCACGGATGAACTTTGCACAGTTCGTTCTCTACGATACGAATATCATTCATTGCAAGGTAACGAGCATCCGCTTCCGTAATACCGTGTTCATAGACAACCGCCATGCTGGGAATATCAATGTATTCTAATTCTTCTTTGGTAATACCTCTATCTTTGAGGTTACGACCAATACCGATAGTTTCAATACCCAAGCTATCTTCATAGACAGTCAGGACCATACCTTCGTGTTCGATAAGTTTATCTAGGAAATGCGAAGTATTGTATTTCATTTTCGCGTCTCCGTAATCCGGTGATTAGATTGACCGGGGTTTTTACCTTCGTGATTCATCCACACGGCGAAGGCTCCTGTCATTGCGCCAGTTACCACAGATACTAAACCAGCCTGTGCTGCACTGGGATCTTGTAAGGACATGAACCACTCGACTACACGCCAACTCATTAGCGTCATTATGAGCATCATAAATCGAGGTAGAAGTTTCCATTCAAGTATCTTTTCTGCAGCCATTATTTTTTACCGAAGAACTTTGCTGCGCTACGTGTTCCGAAGCTGGCAGCTACAATTGTGCCCAAAGTATATTGATAGTAAGACGGCATAGCTTCTAGGGCTGTGAAACCTTCCGTAACAATTTGTCTACCCCAATCACCACAGAAAGCTAAAATCAGGGGCACCGAAAACAAAATTGTAAGCCATTCGTCTTTCCACGAGGATGCAGAAGCATCTGCCATCTTTAAGTCCCAGTCGATTTCACCGGTAGCTTTCTTTTCCATGATGACAGCTTCAGCTTTTGCTTTGGCTACCTTCGCACCGGTTTCGGCTTTGGTCTTTTCAACCTTACCTTCTAGCCATGTTCCGGCTAGGTTTGAGATTGGTCCAATTAGGGCTGCTAACATTTCCACCTCTTACGGGCTTGACGCAGACGACTATTCGGATCGGCTGCTGCTTTAGGAAACTGTTTCATCTGTCCTGCAGAACGTGCACAGAAAGACTTGCGACGTTTGGCATCCTTGCTTCCGGGTTTTACTTTGCCAGTAACAGCAGTCTTTAATTTACTACCGGGATTTTTCTTCTTATATTCTTTTACGCCTTTTGCAGTCATTCCTGCGCCAGACTTGGTAGGGCGATAGTTTGCACCTTTACCTGTCGTTGTTTTGCGTATCGGAGTTTCTTTTTTACGTGGCATAGTGGGTTTACCCCCGGCAAGGTTACTTGCTTATATCATAAAATAAAAAAGGTGTCAAGGGGGCAAGTTGCCCTGCCCCCCGACAGTCAATTAGGCAAGTGTGTCTACTACGCCACGAACAAGTGCTTCTGGACGCAGAACTTTGCGACCGAACACATGCAAGCCACGAACGATGTCGCTGAAGGTGTCGGTTGAACGAACAACTTCTGTCTTTGCAATGTGTGAGGCAGTTGCTACTGCTGACATGTGACCAGCCAAGCAGATTGATTCGCCGTCACCGCCTACAACACCAGTCATTGAAACGGCATCAGTTTGACCTGCTACCATTGCAGTTGACTTGTAGCAAGCGAAGCCAGCAATGTTGCCCTGCATAACGAGACCGTTACGCAGTGGTGAAGTACCGTCACCAGTCACCTGTACTTCTGAGAACTTTGCACCGGCTGCGAACAGCTTTGAGTAGAAAGCAGGAGAAGCTACGAACCAACGGTTCTCTTCAGGAACTGACTGCTCATCAAGTTCTTTTGCCATTTCAAGCATCAGATTGACAGCGTTGTCGTAGGCGGTATGAATTGCAATCGGAGCCGCTGCTGTACCCAGTGCAGTGTTGGTTGAAGTCAAACCACCAGACAGGGTTGCATCGTCGGCACCAGCAATTGCTGCACCATTGACCATTGCCTGAAGAACGTTGCCGTCAAACTTCCGCTTCAAAGAGTATGCACCTGATGAGGTAGCAAGGGCTTCAAAGTTGACGTGTGACTGACGCTCTTCGATGTCGTCGATCTTGAACGCAAAAGCGTTGGCCTGATCAACAACCATTGTTGTTTCGTCATCAGCAAGGTTCTGCGCGGTTACTGTTGTACCACGAGAGTATGCTGAGACTGTGATTGTCGGCTCTTTGATGATCCGAACTGTGTCGCCGTAGTTATCAATTTCGCCAGCGTAATCGGTGTTTGTGATGTCTTCAACAACCGAAGCGCGACGAAAGAACTTGAGAACTTTTTGGCTGAAAATTTCTGGTGTAAAGTTACCAGAAGGCAGGTTACCGTAACCTGATGCTACTCCAAAAGCCATTTTTCTATTCCTTCTTCATTTTTTGAGGTTTAAGATTGAAAGTCGATTCGCCCTTCAGATCTCGCAAGGTCTAATTCTGCTTCTAGCTTTTCAAACTCATGCGGTTTCATCTTGGCGATTTGTGAAGCTTTCCAGATCTTCCCGTTAGTATCTCGTACGGATACCTCTTTAGGTGCTTGACGAGTCACAACTGCTGCTGCGTCATCTCGCTTAGATCTAGTCTGTTTCGGTTTTGTGCTGATGTTCTTATCAGCTTTGTAGAGGTCAATAACACGTGCCGCTAAACGAGCATTCGTATTGTTCTTGTAGATGCCATCACTCAGGGATTCTGGCTGTTCATCTAACCACTCCAAGAACTCTGCGCTACCTTTTAATTCATCAAAGTCTGGGTGTAACCGAAGAAGTTCAGCGTATGCTTTTTCCTTCTCCATGCTTTTTTCCCGTTCCTTGATAACGCCAATCTCTTCTTGCAGTTGTGAAAGTTGAGATTGTGCTTGCATCGCAGAAACAGTCTGTACGACTTCGAAAATGTCAGGATACTGTTCCTTAAATACTTGCAACTCTTCCATTGTTTTTGGCATCGGAATACCGCTGGGCATTTCAACGTCATTGGAACGTACTGCAGATTTAAGTTCGCCAATTTCCTGTTTAAATTCGTTGACCTTTGCATCGTAGTGACGTTTCAGGTCATCGTATCGCTTCTTGTAGTCGTGTGATTCTTCCGGCTCTTGTTGCTTTGCTTGTGCAAAACTTTCTCCGGCTTCGCCTTGCTGAGTAGCCGCTTCGATCTGTGCGGGGTCAGCTTCACTTTGGGCTTCTACATTCTCATCGTCATCGTCTACGTAAACGTCCTCACGGTACTTTCCTTTGTAAAGACTGTCGTTGTTAACGGTTCCGAATGAATCGTTAGCTTTGTTGGCACGGTGGCCTCTTGCTTTTGCCATTTTTATTACCTCATGTTAGCGGGGCCACATGGCTGTGGGTAGCCGCTTCGGTTGTGCTGGGGCCGCGTTATTGCGGGTAGCCAGCGAATTCTCTACTCTTTGGGAGTAAACTGATAATCCATAAACGAATCGTCATACAGTGTACTTTTTCCTAAGTCAGACGGGGTAAAGACTTCTGCTGCTACACCCAAAATTGCTAGAGGTGGCGTTGCTTTCGTAGCTACTTTTGTAAGTGCTCTACCTGCCAACTTACCTGCAGACTTAGGATCATTCTTGAATGTTTCTATAAAATTAATTCTAGACTTGTCGTCGTGAAATACCTGTTCCTGAAGAAACATCGCCATACTATCTAGAGACCGTTCTCCTGCTAAGTAGGCTCTTTTTAATTCTCTTACGAAACGTAGGTTTTTGTTTAGTTCTGACTTGGGCAGTTTTGCAAAGTATTCAGTCTTTTTCTTTGCTTGAGTTTTCCAAGCTTCCTCTACCCCATCAAATAATTCATCAATTGTGACTTTGCGGCTTTTAATTA